GTCATGTGTAGTCTCCTGATTGTGCCAGTCTGAACCACTGGCGTTTGTTGCGGGGGGGTTGAGGGTATGGCCCGTGTATGTCGTGCAGTGCCATGTTGTCTGCGAGACGGACGATCCATTTGCTATCGCGTTCGTGACCGCAGAGGTAAAGCATACGGGTTGCTCTCTCGACGATACGTCTGCGATGGTGGCGACGACGTGACCGCTTGGTCCGACGCCACAATCTCATGTTGATGCCTTTCCTCTTGCAAATTGCATGGCTTGTTTGGCGTTATCGGCGCGTACATATTTGACTGTCTCTGGTCCTTTGCCACGGTTCCAGACAGCCCAGATGTCGAGGGGCCTACCTTGGCCAAAGTCCCGTTGACTTCGATAGTGTTTGCCCCAGTAAGCACCGCCCTTGTCGTAGTCTCCGTCTCTCTCACCGCCCCAACGAGCAATGAGACACCCATCCCACACGTCGAGCGGCCCAGTCTTGGCATCACGACGCCCCATCGGAGCGCCGTACTTGCAGCAGACTTTGTGAAACGGATCGAAAGGTTTGCGTTTGCTCATGCTGCTATACTCCCATCTTTGCGAGCTTCATCAGCGAGTTGGGCCAACGTCTTGTCAGTCGACCAGCCCATGTCGCGTTCAATCATCAGGCCCATCGGACCCCGTATGATTTGCAGCTCAGAGAACGAGACGCTGCCTATCTCAGGTGAGCCAAAGCCCATGTCGCAGAGGCCAAACATCTCTTGTCTCTCTGGATAGAACTCGCTGATAAGCCATGTCGCTGACCCCCAAGGTGCAAAGAACTTGACCACTGGCTTGCGATCTTTCGCTGGCAGCTTCATGTTGCGGTCTAAGTCTTTGCGAATTTGTTTCGTGAGAAGTTGCATGTGTGTGTTCCTTCCATGCGTTAGTCGTGAGGTTGGTGGGGGCCGAAGCCCCCTGTGATTACTCGGCAGCTTGCGAAGTAATTTGTGGAGCCATCGCGTCCTGAACGAACATGTTGTATGGCTTGGTGATTGGATTGAGGATGACGTTGCCGTCTGTGTAGCCGAAGTGCTTGTGAATGAACGGCTCAGCTTCAGGCCACGCAGCGATCACTTCTTTGGTGTTGCGATCACGCAGCTCATTGTAAAGTGAACGAGTTACCTTGTGGTGATCGGCGTTGAGTTGGTAACAGGCGTCGTCCAGTGCAACCAATGCGGTGTGTTCGGGGAGATTTTTGAAAGAACCCTCGTCCTCCCACACCTGACGAACATCCCACACTTTTGCCACCTCTTTGTCGATGAACATGGGCAAGTCATTGGCGGCAGCGTTCTGATCCATTATGAACCAGCCCAAGTCGTCCAACAGCACACGTTCCTCTGATGTGACGTCGTTGTCTTGGTCAGTGATCTGGCAGATGATGTTTATTCTGTTCGACCATGAGATTTCAAAGCTACTGCGATAGTTGCCTGCCTCGGCCTTGACTTCATCACGCATACCCCCGTCAATTTTCATCCACAATTCACGAGCAGGGCTACAATCCACGATGTTTTCGACGGCGGTTTTAAGCGCACGACGTGCAGCATCGACAGCTTGTTGGGCTGCTTCACGCTTGTCGTCGAACTTGTCGTCACCCATCATGTCAGCGATGCGCTCGGCGGCGGTGTCGGATAGCTTACGGTTACGAAAAGACATATGTTGTCTCCTATTTGAGGTTGAAGTTGGTCGTAGTCGTGCAGAACGCACGTCAAGACGGGATGCTGCGACACCCCGCCTAAACTCACGCTCGTTGTAGGTAATCACCCAACAGGTCGCCTGAATATGACGTGTTGTTGAGGTAGTTGGCGCGACGGTAAGCCTTGTCGCGTGACCTGTGTGTCTCGACACGTTCGCCAGTCTTGATGTCACGAACGATGAAGTACGACTTGTACTGGACGACTTGGTACTTGCCGTCCATCACCATGTGCCTCGTTCGACGTTGACCCACGGTACATGCCAGCAATGGCCCGTAATCCATGTGCCGTCCGTGTAATATGTTGGCTCGCCGCAGCCCATGATGGCATTGACGATCATCCATCCACCGAAAGCCCCAACGATTGCGAAACCTACGCAACCGATAAGTATTTCCTTGATGTCGTGAAGCTCGCGGCTGATGGCCCGTGACCTACGTCGTGAGCGTAAGCGTTTGGTTAGTAAAGACATGTGTGTGTCCCCTGTGTTATGTTACGGATACGTGACAGATACCTTACGATATGTCAAGTGATGTGAAACCCCAAAGTCTTATCACGTTGTCAGGCAAGCCCATGTCGGTGTCGTGTGTGTTGGCCGTGGCTTCTGCGACGTCACGCTCAGCGTGTGTCAGGCGAATACCTTTCGGCGTGGTGTTCACGACGTTTCGTGTTGGCTTCATGCGTGTGTTGGTAGGCATAGTGTTTCCCTTCGTGTTGGGGGTTGGCGTGTCCATTCGACACAAAAAAACCCACGCCAGAACGACGTGGGCTTATCGGTGTCCCTCACCCCGTGAGAGGTGAGGATGTGATTAGTAAATTTCTTGCGTCTCGGTGATCGACAGGTACGGACGACCTGTTGCGTCACGAGCTGCTGCGAGAGCCGTGTCTGAGCAGGCGAAGTCCTTGCCCAGATACGTTTCGTCGTCGTGTTTGCCCTCGGCAATGTATTGCCACGAGCCAAAGCTGACGACGTATATCAGTGTCAAGCTCATGCCTGAGACGTCACGTTGACGAACCCCATGCGGCGAGCCGCACGACGTTTGCTTGCCTTGGCAAGAGCCGACGCTTTCATCCTGTCAGCACGGCGTTCACCGTATGGACCTACAGGTGGCAAGTCGTCCGACTTAGGCAGTGCCTTTGCGAACCTAACGTAAGGCGCTTGCTTTGCTTGCAATAGTTTCATTGTCGTGTTCCCTTCATGTGTGTGTGGCTGATTTGGTCGAGCCTCATCAGGTGCAGCGTGACTGCACAACATCCACCGCATCGTGGATGTTTCGGCTTTAGTAGTTCGCATAACCGTTCTGGATCAGCACCCATTCGGTGTTCGTGTGCCGGTATTTTGGCAAGGCCTTGGCGTGGTAAGTTACACATCCACAGCAATCACGACTGCAACCACATGGCGACGACGTGAACGCTGATTGTAAGGCGTGTTTGATTTCGTCGGCTGTCACGTCGTAATGTTCGACGCTTATGTCATACAGCGTAGTCGTGCCGTCGCTATCGTTTTCATCGAAGCCGTTTGATCGGTTCCACGCTACAGCTCCGTAGTTGTATGTAAAATGCCCGATCTGTTTACGGTGGGTGTTGCTCTGCTCGGTGAACAAAGCCCTCGTGATCGTCGTTAAAGCCATCGTCTTTTCCCTTCGTGTTGGGGTTTCAGTACGCAAAACGCACAACGGAACAGCGCCACGAGGACGCTGCTCTCTTGTAGGTTTCGACTTAGAAGAACACCTCGTCGTTGGCTGGTGCAGCCGTCACGTCGGGGATGTTGGCTGGTTCGAACGCTACCTCTGGGACAACAGCGGCCTCACCTTTACGCAAAGTGGCGAACATGTCTTCGAAGGTAGCAGCCGCAGAGTTCACCGCAGCGGCGACTTCCTCACGGTCATCGTCCTCCTTGTTAGCCGTGTCGTTGGCAAGTCGCTGCAAGACATCCTGCTGTATCCTGTCGAACATATCAGCTTCGTCACTGTCGTTCGTGAACTGGCAAAGTACACGGCACATGCCGCGAGCTGCCCAGTACATATTGTCACGATAAGGACGGTCATTGTCGGTGACTGAGCGAACGCAATCGTCCAAAGCGTGCATGTCTGTCATCAGGTCGTAAATTTGACCTTCGATAGTTTGGATAAAGTTCATGTAAAACTCCTTTATGAACCATTGTGATACGGGAACCGCATCGGAAAATGCTTCGTGTGAAGCACTTACCGACGAGGCTCCAACCACGACTTGCGCCGTGGTCAGAACGTCGATGGTATCAAGCAGTTGTGAGAGCCAAGAACGCTGCGACGAGGTCAGCTTTCTTCATCTTGCCGAGTTGAGCTGCCGTAGGAGCCGTAGGAGCTTCGACTTCGACAGGAGCCGTAGGAGTTACACCAGACAGGTAAGCCGAGAAGTGCATCATTCTGTCGATAGCGTTCTGTGCAAGGTCTGGGTTTTTGCCGTCAGCTATACGACCCTTGAGAGCCTTGATGATAGCGTTGCCGACTGGTTTGGCATGTCTACCGAGGTGTTCGTGTTCCAAGACGAAGGCGTTAGCTACGGTCATGGAACCGATACCCATGATGTCGTAGTCTTTGTGAGCAGCCCGTTTTGGCGATACTCTCCGAGTGTTACCGGAAACGGTGAACATGAGGTCGAAAGCTGTCGGTAACGGACGACCTCTACCGTTGGTTCCAGTAGGGATAGTCACGTTATTTTCGATTACGTAAGACATAGTAGTTCCTCTCTAGGTTAGTGGTTTGAACCCAATTCGGTTCGTTTCTGTCGATCCAAATTTTCAATCGACCACTAACTTCCTCCCCAACCCCTCCTTCGGAGGGGCTAAGGACGACTAGAGAGGTAAGTATTTGTTATGACTGAAGGTGAGGTAAATAACCGTATTGAATTGAAGAGAGGGGACCAAAGATTGAAACGATACCACTGTTTTGGTAGATCATTCTCCCTAGATAGGACATTTATTAGTAGTAAATACAAGGGCTTAGCTCTACTTGTAGAGCTAAGTGTGTCAAAAGCTACGGCGAAAGGGGGGGGTAGACCCCCTTTCGCCGTTCGGTTTTCCCTATACCCATCACCGGGTATTCGGATTTTCGCACCACAATTTCAAACTTTTGTGACGGATTAGTAACTTATGGCGACATATAGAAAAGAAGTAAGCAAAACTCATGGCACTGGCGGCTTAGCAGCCGTCACACCCATAGAAGTTGACCGAGTACGACGCACTGTTCTCGACGTAGTCAGGAAGCAAATGCCTTCCGTGCGCGAAGTGCTGGACGGCAATAAGCAATGGAACAACCAACAGGTCAGACTGTTCGGCATGATGCTCAACAAAGTCATGCCCGACCTACATCACTCGTTCAACGAACACGCGATAGAGAACAAGGCCGCGCACGAACTCACCTTCAATGAGCTACAAGCCATTGCCGCCCAAGCGAACACCCCCATAGAGGACGAACCAAATGTCATTGACGCCACAGCAAGCAGCCCAACGCCTACTCCTAATCACAAAAGCGAGGGATAGTTTTCATGGGTTCGTCCAAGCTCTATATCCAGACTTTAAGCTCGCAGGGTTCCAAGAAGAACTCATTGAAACTCTGGATAACCTTGAGAAAGATACACTGGGCTGCAACCGTTTGCTTATTACGATGCCGCCTCGACACGGCAAGTCGTGGCTGGCGTCTACGCTTTTTCCGGTTTACTACCTCGCCCGTAAAGCAAACCGCAACGTACTTGCGACGTCTTACAACCAAGACCTAGCCAAGACCTTTGGCCGTCAGACCCGCGACCACGCACGCGAACTAATCGTTCCGCAAGCCTTTCCCGACTTCCACATGTCAGAAGAGAGCAAAGCCGTCGACGATTGGCGCACTACACTGGGCGGGGGCTACTACGCCACTGGCTTGGGCGGCTCGACCACTGGTCGCGCAGCCACATTGCTCCTAATAGATGACCCCATAAAGGCCCGTGAAGAGGCTGACAGCGCCACACAACGTAACAAGACGTGGTCGTACTACATATCTGCCCTATCGACACGTAAGCAGCCAGAGCCAGACGGCACGCCCCCCATAGAGGTAGTGATCCTAACGCGCTGGCATCCTGACGACCTAGCGGGTCGCCTTATGGACACCGAAGACTGGAAGGAAGGCGCTTGGCAGCACGTAAACTTCCCCGCCATCCGTCGCGTAAAGAGCCAAGTGGTTTCGTCTGTCGCTTCCCTGCCAGAGGACGACCCCCGCTACATACCCAAGGGCGAGCTAAGCAAGGTAACTAAGTCAAAACGCACCTACTACGAAGAGAAAGAAGAGGCTTTGTGGGGCGAACGCTTCCCCATCGAAGACTTACGCAAGCGAGAACGCCTAGACGCACGCGAATTTGCCAGCCTCTACCAGCAAACACCCTACATCAAAGGCGGTAATCTCATACGCGCCTCATGGTGGCGCAAGACTAACGATGTACCCAAGTGCAACACGGTCATAATCGCGGCAGACACAGCCTTTAAAAAGACTGAAACCGCCGACTACAGTGTGATGATGGTGCTAGGTATGGACGATTTGAGCGACATACACATCCTCGACGTAGTCAGAGACAAGTACGACTTCCCCGAACTAAAGCGTGCAGCCATAACCCTTAACGCCAAGTGGCGGGGGCGCGGCCTACGCGGCCTATACATAGAAGACAAGGCCAGCGGCCAGTCACTCATACAAGAGCTTCGCAACCAGTCGGGTATGTCCGTCCTTCCAGTCAAGGTCGGCAGCGACAAAGTCTCTCGCCTCAATGCCGTACTGCCGCTTGTAGAGGGGGGACGAGTTTACTTGCCAAATGAGGCATTATGGCTCGACGCCTTTATGGAGGAAGCCCAGTCTTTCCCCAGTGGCAAACATGATGACCAGATTGACGCCCTCAGTATGGGCCTAGAGGCGATTGCAAAAATGGGTGGAGCAGCCAGCGAACTAATGAACGGCCCGATAAACATGGCTTCGTCGCTCTCATCTCAGTTTCAGCAGGCCGAGAACAATAAGCAGTGGTGGGCCGCAGACTTAAAGGTTCAGCCTCAATTTAAAGGCTGGGGAGAACTATAATGCGCTACAAGGATCAGCCCTACTCAGAGGCTCAAGACATAGTCGTAGACTTGTCAGAGCACGCCAACGCTTTGATGGAATACGAAGACATCTCGGACATGCTAACCGAAGATCAGGAAACCAAACTGATCGACTATATACGCGCTTGCACCAAGATGTCCCACGAGCGCATCAGAGGCCGTCACCAGCACTGGCAGGACGCCGACAGGGCGCACGACGTGTGGGTGCCAGCAGACAGTACCAAGTTCCGAGAGAAGGCCGTGGTGGCTGACACACGCGCTATCAGCGACACTGTCCTCACCTACCTCATGGCAGCCCTTACGGGCCGCAACCCGATGTTCCAACTCGAAGGATTAAACCGCAAGAGCCGCAAATCCAGCCAAATCCTAGAACGCCTCTTGCACCAGCACATGAGACGCACAGCAGGCGAGGCACGCCTAGCCCAGATGCTACTAGACAGCATACGTTATGGCTTTGCCCCAACCAAATGTGTCTGGAACCCCAAAACAAAAACCAATGACATAGTAAACTTTGACCCCCGCCGTTGCTTTCCTGACCCTCGCGTCAACTGGGGCGACTGGGATCGGATGCAGTTCATTGTTTTCACCGACCATATGTCCACATCGGCCCTCATAGGCACTGGCCTGTACCCCAAAGTGTCCAAATATCCGGGCCTAAGACGCAAGGAGACAGGCAAACACTCATGGGACGCGCACGGTTGGTTCCGTGAGGAAGGCCGTGGCCTAGCGATCACCCCCGACGACCCTCGTGGACAGGAGAACGGCTACCGTTTTACCCTGCAAGACTGCAGAATAGTAGACGAAGCATGGGTTAGGTTTAACGGGTACGAGATTGGT